TTGTATTTGAAATCGTGCCCGCTTTTATTGGACCCGAAAAGGTTGTTGTGCCCATATTATCCTCCTAGTTTGTTGAATGTAGTCTCTAGGCCGTCGACTATACTCGTCTACATTCTTAAATTAATTGTATAGTAAGTACTTTATACTCTTTTTTTTAAAAAGCGCAAGGTATCCTGTAATGAAAAATTGATTTTTATGAAATAGCCCTAACCGGCTATTGATGCCTCAGGAGCGGCTTCTTTGATCTTGAGCAAACGAGTATCTTCTTCAAACTCTCGGGCGATGATTTCTTTAATAATATCCTGAATTTGCTTATTGATTTCAATCATACGGATATTATGCTTCCCTTCCCTCAGGTGCTCGTGTTGCCACTCTAGCTCCAAGGACCTCTTTGTAATGTAAAGGTCTTCGGTCATTTGTAACCTCCTCATAGGTTATCCATTTACCAGTATTACTAGTAAATCCATTTTTTTCAAAGATTACCTCATTTTTTCCTAGTTTGTCAAGGATTAAATTTTCGATAGCTTGGGGAGTGTCATTACAAGTGGCTGTAAAGTCTGCAGAATAGCCACAGTATTTTATTTGAATTCTAAATTTTTTCATAAGTTTAAAAGCTTATATTAAAAATGAGGCCGTTTTAAGGCGGCCTCATTCCGTTAAATGTTAGGTGTATTATGCACCTGGTGATGCATAGATACCTCTAGGGTCTGATGCGCCAAAAGCGTATCTTTCTCTAGCTTTGTATCTAACGTTACCAGTATCAAAATCGCCTTCCATTGAAGTTTTCAATGGGGCTCTGTTGAAATACTTAAGTCCGTTAGGAACGTCTGTGATGATGTAAAATGCATCAGTGTCAGATAAGTAATGATTAATTACATATCCTTGAGGAACCATCCCCATGTTCTTGATTGCATTTATGTCATTATCAGCAGTTCCGACTCTACCTGGTGACTTTAATAATCTTTCAGCAGTAAATTGCTGGTTAGAGTGAAGAATTAACTTCAGTCCTCTAGCTGCAATTTTAAGACCACGTTCATCAGTGAATGCAGCAATGTCAATTAAAGACTGCTCCAATGATGTTTCGTTAAGGTCTGCTGCTGTAGATAATGTATTGCTAAACGTACCTGCTATTGTTGGGTGAGACGAGTTAACTAAAGTAACTGCATCACCTGTTTTAAAGGTTCCGCTAGGCAGACCATTGTTTAATGGTGAGGCTGCCTTAACTTGTTTAGCGTTAGCCATTGATCGTGCCAAAGCTTTTGTATAACGAGAAGAAATTCTATCATAGAGGTTATCCTCCATAGCTTCTTCTGTTATTGCGAAAGCAAGCGCGATCGTTTCCATAGTGTAACGTGCCGTAAAAGTTTCTTGTGCTTCGTCGTATGAAACGCCTTGGCCTTCACTTTTTACGTCTGCGTTAGCGAACCCGGATAACATTACTTCCTCTTCGAAAGCTCTGTCAGAAGATTCCTCCGCATAAATTTCTTTATGCTCCTGGTCGTATCTTTTGTACTCCAGCCCAAATAGTGCATTCAGGCCTGGTTCTAGTTCTTTAACTAGCTGTGATCGTGATATTGCCATGTCTATATGCTCCTATATTCCTGTTGCCAATGAACCGACAAGATATTGATGTAAATTTACCTTGACGATCACTGAACAATAAGCGGCTGTTTGTGTTTCATTTTCAGGGTCTTCCGCTACTCTGACCAATCTCAATTGCTTAGCAGTTGTTGCTGCAGTTGAAATGCCTAGAGTTAGAGATGACTTACCATTGGTAGTACTACCAGCTGCGGCAGTTGTAGCATAAGTTAATCCAACTTTGGATTTTCTTAATGCTAAAGTGCCTCCTAATGTGGCATCCGTACCAATCATAAACTCCTGAAGCGGGTCATCGTTAACAAACGCTGTGACGTCTTCACTATTTGCCGGAGTTGTTGCTGCAGGGTAATAATTGCTCCATGTAGGTTTTAAAGTTGTTGCAGCATTATAAAATACTCCATTCAACACTCCTACACAAGCAGTACCAGCAGCGGCTGTAACAATATATCCACCAGTTGAGGCAGAAATATCAATTTTTACAGGCTCTCCATTATAAATAGCATTTGTTTCAGCAGCATCTATTTCGTATTTAGATTGCCCCTGGATAGCGGGAGTATTTCCTACTCTCATTACCGGTTGCAACCCAAACCCAGCTGTGTTTGTGTTTGCCATGTTATTGCTCCTTGTGTCTATATTTCTATAGACGGTTTATATTAATTCGTTGGTTTTCAGAATTATTAAAAAATTAACTTTTCTTAGTACCACCGAAGGTTACGCTAGTCTGTCGATCAATATTGATCGGCATACTTGGATGCTGTTCCTTCATGAGATCGTGTTTAACCGCTTCGTCTCGAGCTTCCGTTTGTTTACGAAAGTACTCTTCTCGTTGCTTCGCGAGCTCTTCTGGTATCCTAGCCAGCAATAGGCCACCTACCCCTATAATCCCAGCATATTTACCGTCTTTAACAACGGGATAATCCTGGCCTTTATATTCGTCGGCTCTCACTAAGTCCCATCCGGATCTTAATTTACCCGTGACGTTCTTAGTATCATCGAATCCAACGCTTTCAGCCCTGATCCATCTGTGCCTGTATCCTGCAGGCGGCTTGGGAGCATCTAGAGATGATGGGGGAACCCACACTTTGGGTCTTTCAGTTTTAGACCTGGTTTGGTTCGCACGAGAAGTGGTTTTTGTTTCTTTTATCATATGCTTATACCTCCTTCGTGAGTTTTAATTGTCTTGCATATTCTTCGAGTGGCACACCTAATTTTTTAGCAATTGCTACCTGTGAAGATGTGAGTTTCACAGTTTGGCGTCCTGGTTTCACGCTTCTTATTGCAGAAGCAACCGTCTGAACGGGTTCGGACGTTTTATTAGTTACACTCTTATCAAATTTATGGGGAAAGTCAACCTTAATTCTTTTGTCAATTTCCGCATAATAATCATCCGATTTTGGATCAAATCCTTCTTTTTCGACTAGATCCTTATGGATTTCGAACGCAGTAAAAGTCATAGCTCGGTCTTGACCAAACCATCTATTTTTACCAGCCCAATTTTCAGCTTTAGGGTCAGGTTCTGGCAAACGTTGAGGAGTTTGCTCAGGAAGATAACCTCCATGAGATAACCTAGGTTCTCTCACAGGCTCTGCTTCTTTCCCTGCCTTAGCGGCTGCTAATTTAGCATTATCAAAAGATAGTTGAGCTATTCTTTTGTTAGCGTCAACTTGAGCTTTAGCATCTCCAGCTTCAATAGCCCCAGCTAATTCTTTTTCAGCTGCTTCTAATCCACTTTTAACACTACTTTCAAGTTTTGAAATGTAATCCTTGTCCACTTTTTTGAACTTAGATTCCATTGCTTGTCTATTAGTTTCTACCGCTTGCGCATAATCAATAGCTGCCGCTTCTCTTCGTTCAGCTTCTCTCATTCTGCGTGTTAATTTAGAAATACGACCTTGTACTCCCCTACTGTATTCTTCTAACTTTTTGTCGTCTTGCGGTTGGCTCGGCGAAACATCAGTCTGCTTATCAGATTCCGCAGGTGCGTCATCGGACTCAGCACTGTCTTCAGTAGTTTTTTGTTCAGTCTCCTTGTCATCTTTTACCTCCACTTCTGACTTTTGGACTTTTTCCTCGGGTAATTCTACATCAGCCCCAGGACCCGATATATCTAAATCGACCATCGGTTCTTTCTTTTCTGTATTTTCTTGTACTTTTTCTTCTGTTGGTTCAGGCATAGTTTCCTCCTATGTTAATATTTATGCAAGATGTTTTTAGGATCTTGTATGGTTGCTAAGACTTCATCTTCATTGAGGAGTCTTACTTCCCCACCCTGTATTTCAATCCGGGAGCCAGCATAACGGGCAAAGACTACCCAGTCACCGACCTTGCACCAAGGACCACTAGGATAACGTTTTTTATCCTGATAGCACTCAGAACCCATCGCAAGTACATTTCCACATTGAGATGCAACTTGTTGACGTTCTACAGTTTCTTGGCCTAAATATAGACCACCTTCAGTTTTCTCTTTCATTTTGAAAGGTAAAACTAAAATTCTCCAACCCGTAGGTTGAGGTAATTTTTCTTTTACGTTTGTAATTTCTTTTTTTTCTTCTGATTTTTTTAAACCGACTAAATCCTTATTTGGTAGATGGATTTTTGGTGTTAATGTCGACGATTGTTCCTTTGTTGTCATTTTGCTCCTTCTCATTTAGCAGGTTAGAGATTTCCTGTCGCACTGACTCCAGTGCGTGTATTTGTCCAGTAATATACTTATAAGTTTCCATATTGTCAACCCCTCCGGACGTAACATTCATTG